AATACTACCTGTAACTGTTAAATCTCCTCCAATAGAAGCATCATCTGTAACTGTTAAATCGTCTTGTACTTTAAGATCTACAACAGAAAGACTAGCAAAAGCATCAACAACTGCTGCACCAGAACCAGCTCCATCAGAGTAAACTACTTTTACATCACCTGCTGGTATTGTTATGTTTGCTCCTGATCCTTGTGAAATAATAATGTTTTGTGAGCCAGATGTGCCGTTTTCTATAAACCAAAGTTTAGATACAGTATTAGGGCCTATAGTGATAGTACAAGCACTATCAAGAGTACCTGTATATTTTAAATAAATTGATCTGCCTGGATCAGTAGATCCATCAGCTATTGTAGTTGTATGAGTATCGGCGTTAGTAGTTATCGCCTCTGTACCATAGCTAAAAGCCTCAGCTATTAATTCTAAGTTTGTATTCGTTGTGGTTCCCCATGATCCCGACTGATCTCCAGTCGCCATCTCCTCAAGTCTTAAATCATTTACGTATGTTGATGCCATATTTTATGCTACCTCTTCCCAACTCGGGGTTTGTGTTTCATTAATTTCAGCAAAGGATGAACTTTGATCTGCATTTATATTAGCATAATTTTTCGTTTGTGTATCATCTATTAGTCCCCAAACCAATACATCAGTTACAAATCCTGTAGCTGAAACACCTGTAATACTTATATTTGCTTTAGATACTGTACTAACTGATCCAACGCTAGACGTAGCAGTAACGCCTGTAATGGTAAATATTTCGTTGTGATGAACAGTTATTGATCCAACTGCTGAAGTTGCTGAAACTCCTGATATAACAACATTAGCCTCTCCATCTACATCTACGCCAACACTACCAACTGAGCCTACAGCTCCTGGTGCATTAGCAACAGCATCACCATTTACACCCACACCTCCGATGGCTGATGTTGCTGATTGTCCTGTTGGTATTATGTTTGCTTTAGCAACTGTAGATACGGTGCCTAAAGCACTGGTTCCTACTTGCGTAGATGGCGTAATATTTGCTTTTGCTACAACTGTTGGTGTGCCAAGAGCACTTGTAGCTGATTGTCCTGTAAGAGTTAAATTAGATTCACAATCAAAAGTAGGAGTTCCTACTGATCCAGTTGCTGATTGTCCTGTTGGAATTACATTAGCTTTCGCTACAATAGTTACAGAACCAACAGCACTTGTTGCTGCTAATCCTGTAAGGGTAACTGGATTTGGTTCTCCCCAAGTATTAGAACCCCAGGTTCCTCTACCCCAACCAGTTATATTAGCCATTTTTGGCTAACCTTAGGCTATTCTTATAATAGCTGTACTTGCTGCTGCTGCTGGAAAAACGATAGTGAAATCACCTGCAGTTGATGTTTTATCGCCACCAAAATCAATTGTAGCAACAGATTTATCACTATTAGTGTCGTTATAAATCAAACAACCTCTCGCAGTAACAGTAGCTGTACCAAATGTTAAATCTGCAAAATCAGTAAACCCTGTAGTACCACCGCTTGTTGGTGCTACTTTGGTTAATGCGGCTCCTCCTGCTGTGTAGTTAGTACCACTTACTTCTTGTGAAGTTGAATAAGCAGTTGTAGTTGCTCCCATGGTGGCAGAACTTGTATATAAAGCAAGTTTAAAAGCATTACCATTAGTTGCAAAGTTATGTGTTGCTGTTAATAGTTCTGTTTTAAAACTTGTAGTTAATGTTGATGTAATGGCCATATTAAATACCTTTAATTATTTTTGCTATATCTTCACTTCCTTGACCAGATAAATCTTGTATCAAAGTTGCTTTATAAGATTTTAACGCATTTTTTATATAAATCAAACAAACCTTGTAAATCATATCTCTGTATGCTCTTGCCTGTTCTTTAATATATGGATCTTCACTATCACTTGTACTTACTATTTTTTCTGTTAATCTTTCTGCCCAAAACTCTGGTGGGTGCCCACCATAATTAGATGTTTTTGCTTCTATAATACCTAATGCAGGTAATCCTGGTGGTGTAATTTCATCTACCATTTGTTTGGCTCAGGTGGTTTTAAATGTGAATCGTTACGATCTATTAGCGTAGGTTTTTGCATACTAGCTATCATATCTAGATCACTTACTTTTTTTATTTCTAATCCATCTTCTGTTGACAATACAACGCAAGGATCATCTAACCTATGATAACCATACAACTTTTCGTTCGGTATTACGTTTGTATCAAGAAGTGGTGAGCTTTTAGCTACTTCAACTTGAATATTATTTGACATACATTTGCTTAACCAAAACTCTACACAAGCTCTACCAGCCTCAGCAAAATGTAAATTTTCTTTGTAAGAAAAATCTATGCCAAACATTTTTATTGTTTTAACTTGATTCCAATATGCAAAAGCTACAGCGTAAGCTATCGTGTTGTTTAAGTAATGACAGTTGGTTGATCTGATAACCTCTTGTAAAGGATACTCGACTAAGCCTGGACATCTTTTATCTAATTCACATGTGTATATTGGACCTTCATGATGTTGCAACATATCTCTTAAACCTTCAGTTTGACCACCTGCATCCTCTGTATCAAGAAATCTTGATGCAGGATCCATCATAAATACTCTGTCGTGATAACAAACCGATGCAACTGCATTGATAGCCCATACTTCGTCAAAGTCAGCTCCGTGTGATTTTGCTAAACAATAATCAAACCAGCTATTCCCCATACCAACTATGGCAACTGTTTTGCCTTTTAGACTTTCAATTTGTTCCATTTATTTTACGATACCGTTGTCCTCAAAGAATCGTAGCGGTATTCATCTCTCCTTCCACGTGCCTCTGCAAGATTTTTCAATCTATTTATTTCACTTGCAAAGCGTTGCTCGTATTGCTGTAATAAATCATTTTCACCTTTCATAAATATGTAAGCCTCAACTAGACTTCCATATAGTAAAGCATTTCTAGCGTTGCTAGATACCCAAGTGCCTGTGGTGTCTGTAACTAAAGAATTTGGTTTGTATAGATAATGTAACTCAACGTTGTAGTTTGAGTCTGGTACTGGAGCTACTATAATTGTAGAGCCATTGTTTGATGCTGTAGATAGTTCTTTATCAAAGTCTCCATAATATTTTGGCAATCCTCTTAAAGTTGAATCAGTTGGATCAACAGAATACTCACGCATAAACGATGGGTGTTTTTTATCTAAGTAGTGATAATCTCCATTGCCGTCTATAACTGCTAAAGAAAAACTTGTTTGATAATCTGTAGGAGTTGTAAGGTAAGTATTTCCTGATGTTAATGTGCCTGTTACATTTTTACGAAAAAAATCAAACTGCACTAATTCAAATATTCTTTCCTCAGCGTTTTTAATAAAATCATCTAATGTAGCTACAAAGGTAGTTTCTGTATTTTGTGTGTAATTTTGTATTAATGTTTTTAACTCTGATAATGTCATGTTGTTATTGTAACCTCACCAACCGAACCTGTCATTTCATAACCTAATATTTTAGATCCTATAGGATCAGCAGTCATAGATGAATTTAAGTTGCCATCATTAGTATAAACTACTCCTTCGCCTATTTCTAAATCATTGTTAGGTCTAGGTTTATATAAAGATTCAGGATCAGAAACGTGTGGTAATGGCTCAAGCTGTGGATGTTTAGGATCAAAACAATCTCTACAAGTTTTTGTTCCGTTCCATTCTTCTCTTAATTGAGATAGTTTGTATTCAAAGCCACACCTATCGCAAAGAGCTATTGCATATTTACCACTTGCGTATGCCATATTAATATCCGTTTCTTAAATATGGAGATATTCTAAAAGATGCACTGTCTTCATCTTGAGACATGGCTCTTTCAAACTCATCTTCGTACATTTGTTTTAACATGCCTACTCTTTCTGGTGCTTTTTTAATAGCTATGTAATAAGCAAGACCTGCTGCGAAACAAGGGTAAAATCTAAACGGCATGTCCATAGTGTTAGTAGCAGTATCAGCATCATCCATTCTTACTAGCTTATTAAATACTAATACATCAGTGCTGTTTTCTGGCGTTGGCCATATATTTAAAACAGGACTTACTTGTTTATCTAAAAAAAATTGATTAGGTCTAGCTTGAGTTGATTTAGTTGGGATATTTAAAAATTCACTTCTGCTAATTTTTGTCATTTGCAGATCAAGATTAGTGCCGTCAGTATCTCTTCTTAACGAACAATCTAATATGTCAATAATATTAGAATCTAAAGTATATTGATTAGTTCCTTTGGTTACAGTTTGAGTTGCTTGTTCTATAGTCCACTGATTTAATCCTCTATTAGCCCATTCAGCTAACATAAGGTTTATAGATCTTTTTGCTGTTTTAAGATCATAACCTGTTCTAAGTTCTAGCCCACATCTTTCAAAGGCTTCTTCAACAAACTCAGTTACATCTGGTTCAAAATTTGTACTACTTGATGTTGCCATTTAATCTTCCTCTGGAGCATATAGATTATTAAATGTTATATTTGGATCCATATAGCTCTCATGTTGTTCTGCTGAATGCGTCCATTGAGAAGGCATAAAGTCTGGTGCTCCTTCTCCAACACGCCACAAAGCAGGGTTTGTAGCCCTAACTCTATTGTTAGGTAAAGCTACAAAGTTACCAGTATATTCACCAGCGTCTGTTAAATATAACACATGTGATTGCTTATGTTGAGCAGAATCATCAGCTATTGAGTTTTCTGTGTAATCTACCGTAAACAAATATTTGCCTGTATAGAAGTCTCCACCTATCTTACAAAGCCAAGGTGATGAACTAACTCTATCCATAGTAACAACAGAATGATGATGACTAAGACAATCCCAAGGCTGTGCTAAATGATCTTCCATAGGAGTTGGCCAATCTTGTAATGGTATGTCTGCAACTAAAGCTTGAATAGGCATTCTTGCCCACATAGCACCACCGTGTACATTTGGTGCGTCTTCTTCATCGTCTATTTCACACCCAGTAAAAACTACTTGAAAACTTAGTGATCTATCTGGAATAGTATTAACAGCAATGGCAAGAGCATGTAGATACTCTCCATGATAATTGCTGTGGTTAGCTGTGAACTCTTTTCTTACCCAGCATTTAAACTGAGGTATATTTGAAATCAAATATGACAAAACGCTCTCTCCTTTGTTGTTGTGAAAAAGTTACTAAACCTTTCCA